GATATAGCTTGATGTTGTTTGTGCATCGGCTACATCAAAAAACGAGTGATGTAGCGGTGCGCCGTTTCCGTAGCTCTCTGGAAGAGAATCGTTGGGGCCGTTTGTGCCCGTGCCTGTTGACGTGATGAGTTGCGCAAATATCGCAAAAGGTGCGGCCAAAACACGAGCCGCATTAAATACCTCATCACCAACAGACAAACCGGATGCCGATGCCGTTGATGGGTGATCCTCACGCCCTGACACCGTAAAAACATCGGTGGCGTCATCTTTTGCACTCCAACGCATATAAAACGGAGATCCGCCACCTGAGGGCACACAATAAAGAATCCCGTCTATCGTGTTGGCTTTTGTAAAATCATCGGTACTTACAACGCTTAAAGAGGTCTGTAACACGCTCCACGAACTTGCAACGGTTGTCTTGGTGGTGGTATCATAAAACCATTGTGATCGGTATTGCGTGCCCACTTTTCGGGTGTCGAATCTTGATTGTGAGGCACTAAGATAATCCTTGAAAGACACCCTATATACACCACGAACACCCTCAATTTGGTCAAGCTGCCCAATGGCGATCCGCTCATCGGCAAGACCTGCGATCGATACACGGAGCACACACAAAGCCCCTCGTATCAGGCTATTGCGAAACGGCCTTATGTCACCCACAAGCTCAAGGGCAAAACCACCAAAAGACACCGACCACCTTTGCGGGATCACACTCGTACCCTGTATGTCAACACCACCACGGCCGATCTGCAAATCACCTCTATCCGAATAGATAAAGGCCGGAGTTCCCACACCTTGCGGCACACGCACAACCTCAAGAATATATATCGGCGTGATAGAGGGAGCACTTAGGGCGGCAATAAAATCGGTACTCCATGCCATTAGTTACGCCCTCTCCGTATTGCATTGAGTACGGTTGTATTGATGTTTACCTCTCTTGCCTGAGGCCGTGGATCAAAGGCCTTGTAACCTGTGTCAAGGGTGAACGATCCCTCATTGTTACTCAGGTCACCTGAGGCGGGTGAGGCTTCGGCAAGCGGTACGGTTTCGCCCTCGCCATTGTAAAACGCAAACATCGCCTCATAATCCACCACAAGACGCACAGAAAGCGAGAATAACCGCCCTCCCTCGTTTGTAATCATGGGTGAACCTATATCCTCTTGCGGCCTTTTGAGAACAGGCCAAAACCGATAATAGCGGGCAAACGCCATGCGCCCCGCATAGTCAAAACATATACGGTTTTGAAACGTAATCGAGCCACCTGAGGCCATTGTAAGAGATGCGCTTTGTACTTCTCCCACCTCATGCACCAAAGGCGGACTATCCGTATCGATGGCGACATAATCGCCCGCCACAGGCACAAGGGACGAGCCACCAACAACCGTGCCCGTGATACTGGAAAACACCGCATCGCCTACATTGATCGTAAAATCACCCGCTGTGGGTGATGGAATGCAAGAAGCCGCCCACGCTTTTGCATGATCTGCGGTAAACATGCACGAGAATCCTCTATCGAGGTGGTTTTGTAGTGCACGAAATTGCACGGCAAGATCTTCACCTAGTTGCATGCGATCCCGCTGTATGGTCACAAACTCCGCACCACGTGAAACCGATCGATATATGCCGCCCGCTTGCGTGATGGCATCAACCGCATCATGTGTGAACACGCTTTGGAGTTCGCCCAAAGCCTCACCCATATCGATCTCCACGAGGTGACGCCCATCGGGTTGCGGATAGTAAAAGAATTTGGCGTTCCCCATGTTATCGACCTCCAAAGAGCGGGCTTGTGGATTGCCCAAAGGCGCTAAACCGCTCTTCTATTTTGCGCACAAGAGCATCAACGGCCGATCTTTCTGTGATTGCGCTGTTGATTACAATCGTAACCCCGCCACCGCCTTGCGCTTGCGATGCTCTTTGTGCATCTCTTGCTACACTTGAGGAGATTTGACCGCTTCGAGGCACAACCATTTCACCCTCATGGAGCATTGCGAGACCCCTGCCATCTGTAAACCTTAAGCCACCTTGGGCGCTTGGCATACGACCGCCACCCATAAACGATGGAAACACGTTTGTGAACGCCTCAACGATAAGATCAATAAAGTTTTGAAATAGCTGTCCGATACCTTTTACGATGTTGCCAATTGGGTCTTTGAAAAAGTCAACGATACCCTTGAGTACATGCCCGATCGCTTTTGATATGTGTGATGCCAGTGTTACAGGTAATTGTATAAGGGCATTGATGATCATCTTTGCGGCATCAAAGAGGATCGGCGGTAACATCTCGAAAATGAGAGGAATCACAACCTTCAAGCCTTTTGCGATTCCCTCAAACGTTGCCCGAAATTCTTCTTTTATTTCTTCGGGATCTTTTTGCCCTAAGTCTGCAAGCGCACTCACAACACCCGCAACCGCACCGCCCACGGGGCCAAACGCAGATCCTATAGCCCCGATCAAAGCCGTTGGGTCAATAGATGCACGCACGACCGTCTCAACACCGCCCGCAATACTTGCGGCCTGTTGTTGCCTTACCCGTGCCCGATCTCTTTGTGCCCGTGCCTCCACGGCTCTTTGTGCCTCATCTGTGTTGATCTTTTGCTGTTTTGCAATCTCTTGCAACACCCTGAGGCGCTCTTGTTCGGCTTCGTTGATTTTGTCGATGGCTGTGAGTTGATCACTGTTGGCATCGTTTATGATTTTGCTAACTTGGTTTTGGGCTTGTATTTGTTTGCCCAAAGTTTGTCCAAAAGCTTTGCCTATATTGGCAAGGCCTTTGATTTGGGTCTTTATATTCTTGCCGTATATGCTACCCAACTGATGTGCCCGCTTTGCTTCGGCGTCACCTCGTGCGGCCTCCACTTGTGCAAGCGCTTCGGTTTTGGCCTTTTGTATATCCGTGAGAAGCGCCTGATCTCTTTTGGATTTGGCGACACGTTCGGCCTCTTGGAACTGCCTTATGATGCCCGCCTCTATTGCGTTGAGGCCGTCGATCTCTTTTTGGTACTGTGCATTGATTTGCGCAAGCGGTGCCATGCGTGCGATCTCGCTATCTCGCACCTTTGCGGCAAGTGTAGCGCTTTGATTTTGGAGGTCGTTGAGAAGTCTTTGTAGTTGCGTTTGGCGCTCTTTGGCACGCTTGATCGCCTCTTCTCTTTGCTCTTGCTTTTTGTTTTGCTCATCGATAGACTTGAGGGTTTGCGCAAATTCATCGACTTGCGCATTAACCCTCTCTTGACCTTCTTCTCTTAGTTTTTGAGATCTTGCACGCAACGCCTCGATCTTTCTGTTTATCTCAAAAATACTGTTGTTTAGATTGATAGATTCTTGTGTCTGCTTTCCAAGGTCGTCACGTGTTCTTTTTTCCCTGATTAAAAACTCTCTTCTTTTGGTCTGTACAGCAAGAATCCTCTCTTGTGCTCTTTTCTCCTCAAACAAAGCCCTTCTTTGATCTTCAACGCTTTTTGTAGCCTCATCTCTAAACTTTGCCGTTTTGCGCTCTCTTTGCATCTCTGCGGCTTCGGATTCTGTGATCTCACCCGTAAGCCTCTTATACTCAAAGGCAAGTTTATTGACCCGTTCGGCGCTCGATAAAAGCGCCTGTTCTGCTCTTTGAAAAGCTTGTTGACTCTTATCAATTTCGACCGTTGTTTTTTTGAGTGATTCGTGTAGCTCTTTTTGGCTCTCATCGTTCCTTTTTACGCTTGCATTGTATAAGGTATATGCGCCCACCGCAGCCATGACAACAAACGTGGTGGTTATAATAACTGCGTTACCACTTGCAAGGGATCGACCTAGGGCACGAAATGCGGACGATGTTTGTATTGCAACATCCGCAAAACCTGCAAGTTGTGGATTTACAATATTCGAAACCTCCCCGACGGCCTGAAACGTACCCGACATACCTCGAAATTGTTTTCTTGCGTGTATAACCTGATTCGACGTTTTCTTTAATTGCTGCTCTGTTTTCTTGAGGCCTGTTTGCGCCTTTTGGGTTTCAACGTCTAATATATATTCTACTGTTGTGCTCATAATATATCCGCAAGGTCAATGATTGAGATGTTGGGGAACACCATCTCTTTTTTGCGCTTACCTTTCTTAAGGATGCGCTTGATTCGATCCCCTCTTGCCCGCACACATTGCACACATACAAGAAGATCCGACCATGACAACTTAGCCACCTCGCTTGGAAGCATGCCATATGTACGCCCGATTATATCATACATGTGCACAATCTCCTCATCCTGTGCGAAAGGATTTAAGCTTGTCGCTTGCCTCCTTGTGCCCACTCATAGCACGATCGAGAATAGCTTTGCGATCTTCGCTTTTTATCATACCCACCCAAAGGCGGTTTTGTTTTGCGTTTTGCTGATCCACAACACTTACGAGGTGCAAGGGTTCCCATGTCTCTCCCTTGTCTTTTGAGCATCTACGCACGCACTTCATAAGCAAACGATCCTCACGCTCTGCGAGGCGCTCCATTTGCTCAGGTGAGATCGATGCGGTCAATTGTAAGAGCTCCTCAATATTGTCCATCTCGCCACGCTCAACCTTTTCGGCAATTCTTTGCGTTTCTTCGATCTGCTTTTGGCTTTTGCCCTTAAATATTGCGCCCGCAATGAGCGCACTTGCAAGGCCTGCGGCCTCTACTTCAGATGGAGACAAGATCCGCCCCTCTATTTTGATCAGCCCGTCAAAGGCGTCGACCTCAAAAGATGCGGATGCAACGATCTCCTCAAGGATATTTTTATCCATCGTTACACCTCTTTTGTTGTGGTTGTTAGTTTGCGATACCTGTGGAGTCGCCATTGACAAGAGTAATTCTAAATGGCTTATCGCCACCGGACACACCCAAGCCCATAAATGTTACTGTGCGCTCGATGCGGCCGAACGAGGTCACATCATCAGAATAATCCACGATTTTAGCGTTCCGTAGCAAGAAATGTATCTCATCTGTGCCGCTTTGGAACTTGAGAGTTACATCCGACTGTGTGCCATCAAGTTGCGCATTGTATAGATTGTTATCTTCAAGATCAAGCGTTGCGGTAATCATCACCTCACGTACATCGCTGATTTGCGGCTGGCCTGTGAGTTTTGATCCTAGGTTGTTGACCCGCTCAAGTTTATTATCAATGCTAAATTCAAAAGATCGTACCTTGTAATTTACACTGTTAAAGTCAAGCCCTGCGGCTGTTACTTGATGGTGGAATACCTGCGCACCCGATCCAAATGTGGGCGTGATGCCTGAGGCTCTGGTTTGTGCTGTTTCCGCAAGGAACTCCACACTTATGGAAGCCTCACCACCTGCCTCGCATGAGAATGATATGGTTGAAACCATGCAGCCCTCGAACGTCTCTTTTGATCCTGTGCCTCGTTGAAAGTCTATCGTGAGGGAATCAAGTGTGGGATTTGTTGAGGTGTTACGAGGCTCGAACACGCTTGTGTATGGACCCGATCCGGATACCGACACAGCCGCACCACATGCAACCTCTATAAGCAAGCCGTTTCCTTGGTAAAAGAGGGGCATCTCAACCGATCCGCCCGCCTGTTCGAAGCCGTCAAAGGTGTTCGTTGCAAATCCTGCGTCACCTTGTGAGAGATGCGTTGTACGCTCCCTCTCTTGGCTTCTTGATAACGACACCGATGTAACACGGTTTGATACTGTGGTGGTAACTGCAGTCCCATAAGTGGACTCTTTTGCGTACTTGATAAAGGCCGATCGGCCAAATTCCAAAGCCATGATTTCTCCTGTTAGCTAGATGGTAGCTGATCGCGTACCTGTATTAAACATCTTATATCAATTTGTTGTGTTTCGGTTGTGACGATGCGACACACAAGAGCGTAATCACTTCCACTTGATCCGCCTTTTGCACGCACCCGCACATACTCACCCACAAACCTTGTTTGTGATTCATCATATCGCCCCGTATCGTTTGCGCCCGCTGAGTTAAGAGCAAACACGTTGATGTAGTTTATGCCCTCATAGAGTAGGCGGTTGTTGTATTTTGCTGCTCTCGCCCCCAATATGGAGGCCACAGAAAAATACACATCGATCTCGTCCGTGGAGGCCTTTACAAATGCGGTTTGTGGCACGTCCGTTGGTGGCCTTAATAAAGGCTGTGTGACCGTAAGCGCCGTAGGTCTTGATAGCTCGATCGATCCGTTGAGTATATTGCTCATCGTTGTTGATACTGATAGATCGCTGCTTTGTGTGGGGTTTTGAAAGTATACGTATATCTGTACAACGCTTTGGCCTTTTGTGGCGTACCCGTCAACCTCAAGAACAAGAACACGATTCGCATAATTTGCGCCCGCCTTGCGTGAGAAATTCAACAGGTTGCCGTTTGGATCGGCTACAACCACATCAAAAAAATCCGATCGTATATTATCCCAAAAAAGATCCCAATCCGATGGAATCCCAAACTCCGTATCTCTTGCGGCCGTGGTTGCATCGGATGTGGTTGTAGCATCGATCGCCACCGCTTGCCGTTGCTTAAATCCTGTGTCATACCATGTCATAATTTAGATCCCTGTGTCGCTTTGAGAGTACACTTGCACCTCAATATAACCGATCCCTAGGCCTTCGATACCATAACGGTCACCATCCTCGGCAACAAAGGCGCATTTTATATCATCAACGATCGAAGATAGGCCGATTTGACGATCTGCACAAAGAGCCTCAACCATATCCTCAACAAGATCCATCGCTTTCACGGTGCGTTCTTCCACATCAAGACCCGCCACAAATGCATAGACCTCGAAGGTGTTCGTGATTCGGTAGCGCCCTAATGATTGGCCGTATTCGCTTGTAGCTTGCACGAAAGACACGCACCCAAAGGGCACATATGGGGGATCGATAATTGCGCCCACCTGCACTTTGTTTTGCATATCAAGACCGCTCTCTTTTGCGGTATAGTCGACCGCAATGAGCGCCTTTATCTTTTCGATAATTTGCCTTGTACGTGATGCCATTACCTCTCCACAAGCGCAAGACGTAAGAGGTTTTGAAGTTCACCCACAACCTGATCCCGCTCGATCTTTTGGAAGGCTCGACCCATAAAGAGACGAGGCCGCATGCGTTTTGTGCCAAATTCTACAAACTTTGCATAGTTCACAGGCGCCCCTTTTGTGTTTCCACCCGCCACAAGGAGCATGCGAGGCCGTGCGTTTTTGGTGTCCACAAGCCCCGTGATTGATGATCTCAAGCGCCCTGTACGTACACGAGGATAGTCGGTTGCGTTGCGCTTTGCTTCGGCCTCACCTTTGAGAGATAAAACACGAAGCTTTTGAAAAAGCGTTTTGACAATCCTTTGATCGGCTCTTCTCATGCGGTGTTGGAATTGCTGAAGAGATATTTGTTTGGGCATCGTGTCACCTCAGAAAATTTGCCGAGGTTCTCGAAATGGCGCAAGAATCTCTTTTACCTCAGGAGGCATATTCTTTGGGGAAATGGAGATCGTGGCCGCTCTTTGTGTGATGCTATCTTTTCCCTGTGTTGCTTTGTTGCGGTGTAGTTGAGACGCCCACACACAGATCCCATGCTCGAGATCTGCGGGCATTTCGCCACCTGCAAAACCCGCCTCACATATCACCTTGATCGCACGGTATCCACGATCAAAATAATCGGTAGCGGTTACAGGGTTGAGTATCACTTGCCCTAAGTATTTATCAAGGCTGTATGTTGACGGATCGATCAACGTATCCGATCCGTATTGTCTATCTATATCGCTATGGATAGAGGTGATGCTTTGCACTGGCCTCATGGGCAATTGTAAAACATCGGGATTCTCAAGCGTAGGCGCATCGAGAAAAAAGGTGTATGTTGCGGACAACATACGAGGTGAGGCAAGGTTATCAGCCTTACCCCATCCCATATAGCGGGCGGTTGCGGATTCCACACGATCCAATAACGCCTCAAGATCAGTATTGGCGGCATCGCCCGTGATCTCAGGGATATATTGCTTCAATATGGAAACCGTAACCATTGCCATAATTAAAACTGTCTCGCAGTCTCAAAGACCAAGACAAGATCGCAATCTACAGCCAAACCGGATGCACTAAAGTCATACTCGACCTTAAGGCATGTGGAGGATGTTACATCGCCATTAGATACAGTCAACTCTTCGGGCGTCAATGCGGCAAGAGATACCGCATTAAACAAACGTACTGCAAGAGTAGTAGATCCGTTTTTGATTGCAATTTGAGAGTAGTTTGTGCCGTCGTGTGTGATTCCTGCACGGCTTGAGATCATGACCTTTTTAAGGGTTGCATTACGATCACAAGGAATCGAATGCAAAACCGTTGTTGTGGTCAAGTTTGTCGCATGCTTTGCGGGTACGTGGATTCTATATTCCATGATTTACTCCTTAGCTTGTTGCCATGTTGAAACCAAACGCAACGTTTTTGGTTGCATCAAGGTCAAGTGTATCAAAAGTGGATCTCATTGTAGCAACGATCTCAGTTGCACCTACATCGATCTTACGGTCGGTTTCCACAAGGATTCCTCTACGCTCGAAGATATACCAAGAAGGAGCATGCGCCATAAGAAGGCCTGTCTTTGTCTTGGTTGCATTGTCGTACAAGCCTGATCCATTCATGTCCGCAGAAAGGAAGCGGGTCATAATTATGGGCATACCCAAGATGTTTGCGATCTGGCCGCTAACTACTGTAGCTTGGGGCCCGAACACATCAATGGTTTTTACTTCGGCAAGGCTCAAAAGGTTTGCTAGAACCGCCTCAGGCGATGCAAAGATAACAACGTTTTGAAGAGCAAGTTCACCCATTTGCGCCTTGAGCCCCAACAAGTTTGCAAAGTTGAACGTGCCGAGATTCGCAGTACAAGAACGATCAAAAGCTTGCTTTCTCATACCCTTAAACGCACGTCTATGATCGGAGCTAGATCCGAGGCTTGGAGTAAGGCCCCATCGGGATCTTATATTCCAGTTGGCTATGTCGTCTTGATGTGTTGCGCTATCGTCACCATTGATGAGAGCGTCTTCCATCGCATCGGCAAGATCCATAGAGATCTGACGTTGAAGGGCGGGCACAACTGCGATCGCCGAATCTTCTTGCGCCGCATCATCGATGAGGTAACGACCTGCAAGCCCGCTCACGGTCACGCTCTTTTGTGAGGTTGTGACGGTTGAGGCGGTGTATTGTGCGGGTGAGTCTGTGGAAACCTTGCCTTTAAGGTATGGACGGCCGCCTTTTTCAAGCCTAGGGACAAGAATGGTGCTCCTTTCTACGCTTTGCTTTTGGAGGTTATCCGCAACAACACGGGGCAATTGGCTTTGTTCTTCAATGTTAAAATAGAGATTTGCGGCAAACTGATCGGGTATCCACTCGGCGCCAACACCTGCAGAATCGTTAAACGCCTTGCTTATTGCGGGGCGCATGAAAGAGGGCGCCTTTTGTAGGTGTTTCCACAGCTTAAGATCGCTCTTTGGTGTGTTGGGTGTACTCATGATGAGACGTGCAAGAGAGCGCTCTTTATTGATCTTGATGAGATCCGCATGCCATTGGTTGACGGGCTCATCAGAATCAAGAAGCCCTTTTTCTTCAACGGCTACCGTGCCACGCCCTGCGATCTGTACGTTCTTGCGCTGAGATTGCCACCGAACGCCTTTCTCATCAACAAAGCTCTTGAGCATGTAATCAGGTGCGTTGAGGTGTTCATCTTTGATCTGTGGCTGTACGCTAGCTTCTTGCAAAAGACGCTGTGCACGTTTGAGATCGCTAAGTTGCTTCTCAAATTGAGAAAGCTTTTCTGTGGAGGTCTTTTGGTGCGTCTTGATGCCCTCAAGGATCGCTTTTGCCTCGTTTACAAGTGTTTTATCACTCATGTGTTACTCCTGTTAGGATAAAAGCGCATTGAGAAAGGCGCGCTCTTGTGGGGTTAAAAATTTGTCTTCCTTTTCTTTGTCTTTGTCATCCTCATCATCGCCCATCTCACGATCTTCTTTGGATTCCTCATCCTCATCGTAATGACCACGATCCTCCTCGATCTCCTCATCGGGATCTTTCATGGCGTCTTGCTCCATATCTTCGGGCATGTCGTGGCGTGCATAGGTCACAACAACCACATCATCACGCATCTCCACATCAAGGATGTGTTTGAGGTTTGAGATTTTGAAATTACGATTTTGCATATCATATCCTTTGGCGGCAACAGCCTCACCATTTGCGGGGATCGTTACAATTGAGATTTCGAGGAGTTCGGCCTTATCGAAGTATTGCCCGCTTTGACCGTGTGCGGGGTGCGACTTTTCCAGCATCGATCGGGGTGTTGCGTCGATGGGATTGAAGCCCACACTCACAGCGTTGAGAAAACCCGCCTTTGTTTTGCGTGCGACTTCTGCAGCCTGCGGATCGTCCATATCAAACTTTACATCAACCATAAGCTTACCATCAACAACCTCAACCTCACCTTTTCCAATGGGCAAAGAGTTTGCGTTGTGGTTGAGTAGAATCACGGGGTTTTGTTTGTACTTGCTGAGATCCCATCCGCCTTGGTTGATTACATCACCATAGCGATCGGCGTTGGCTGTGGAGGCAATAAAAGACACCACAGGGCTATCTTTGGACGCATCTCGCAAGATCTCGCATTGTAGATTTTTGATGTACATAGATCACCTCTAATGTGTATATACACCAAATGCGGACAATTTGCAACGTATAGCGATCACGCAATAAAAAAGAGCGCCATTGGCTACGTGATACCAACAACGCTCTAAGATCCAAACTATCGACAAGAATGAACTTGCAAGATTTATCTAATACCGAGATCCTCGAAGGTCAACCCTTTTTCTTTGAGAATCGCCCGTACCTTGGTACGACCGAAGACCTTGATCATTTTGCGTATTTGTTGTGCATCTACTTTGCGCATATGCTTTGCTCCTTTGTTGTTTGTGGTGAGATAGATTGCCGCTGAGAGGCATGAGAGGATCATCAGGATAAAGAGGGCGGGCTTGACGATGTGCACCGCCACGAACACAAGGGCGCTCATTGGTTTACCTTTGCTCGATAATCACAAAGCTCTTGATATGCTTGTTGCGTCTCTTCTGAGAGCCTATCGATCGCACAGTCTTGATCGAGGGCATTGCACACCTCAAGGGCAAGCCTTGCCACCTTCTCGATCTTTGGCTCTTGCTTTAACTCCTCTTTCACTGTGACCATATCAGAGTATTCGATCTCTTCGATGTTCTCAAAATCGAACACGATAAGATCATATGTTGCCTGTGTTTTTTCGAGCACATGCCGCACGCCGTTTTTGTATGTAATGATAATCACTTCTCTTATTACTTCTTGATTCATTGTTATTGCTCCTTGTTGGGTTGTGCCCGCTCAAAGGCGGGCGGGTTGTTTGTTGCGTGGCTAGTATCCTTGTTTGTGGTTGTAGATCCCATCGATCACAATTATTGTGTTAAGTTTTCTTTCGATCTCTTGGATTCTTACAATGAGCTTAGTCTCTTGCTTTGAAGATATGAGCGTATATCCGCTGTTTCTATCCTCTCTAAACAATGCAATGATTTCGGTAACTTCTTTGTTAAGCTTGATTGTTTCTTGTGTTGTCATGTTATTGCTCCTTGTTGGTTACTCTTTCATTATATGCGAATGAAAAAATAAAGCAAGCACTTTTTTATTTTCTTTTGAAAAATAATTCTGTACACACCTCTTTTGCGTCTCCCTCAAGATCCTTACATGCGGCATGTATGCTCTTTGTGTTGGCGATGTTGGCGATCTCATTGCAATCACTTTGCGAGGTTTGCGCATCGATCCCACGTTGTTGCATGCGGCAAAACAACTCACGGCACAATAGATCGCCCTGTTCTTGTTTTACGATGTAGTCAGGTGCACATATCTCTTTCACAAGATCGAGGTTTGTGAGTTGCTTTTGTACCTCCACTTGACCACGTGCAACCTCATCACCGCCAACCGCAACCACAACCGGATCGGGCTTCGTGTCACGTTTTGCGAAGAGTGTACCACCGACACCCACACCAAGCCCCACAACGGCCGCAATTATTATCTCCAACATCTTACCTCCAATCATCATACAACCACACGATCCACAACAACAGACACGAGATACATAACAGCATCATAACATAATCATGGACGTACATTATTCTACGATCGGCAAGACGGTACAACGACAATTTATATCTTCGGACGGATCACCAAAGTTGGACGGGCTTGAGCCTTTTGCGCCCGTGGAGGGAACAACAAACATCTCATTTACGCCTACGATCTGACCGTCAAGTTCTTGGTGTGTCTCACGCACAAGATCATCACGTGACGATAGCCACTCTTTGCGGATCTTTATCCCATCCGCCTGTGCGGTGTTATACGCTTGCTCACTTGCGAGGTTGATCGCTTTTGTGGATTCCGTGCGGGCAATGGTTCGAGAACGCTTGATACCAAAAGATGTGTGTTGCGAGATGTTACCCGCAATCTCATCGATAGAATCACCCTCCAACAAGCCTTTCTCAATCACCTCTTTCATTTTGTTGGCGGTCGTTTGTGCGATGTTCATGGCTGTAAAATCCGAAGCCTCAACAGCCGCCTCACGTGACCCAAAAGTAAGATCGAGAGGTAGTGTTTTCCCCGCACTCTCATACACATCAAGGAGCGCATCATTGCCGGCCAAACTCCACACGCTCAACCATTGGCGTCCAAGTTTCTTTTGCAGGATTCGCACCTCGTCAACCAAACCCAAAAGCAACGCCCAATCAATCACGGCCTTGCGCTCTTGTGGTGTATAGCCTCTTTGTGTTTGTATGTACTCTCTTGCTCTTTCCATGTACCTTTTGCGGGCTTCTCTGAGATAGCTATACATTGCCCGTTGAATCGCTTTCTCGGCGGGCTTTTGTGTCTTTTGAATCCACGATCGCCAACGCATCGATCGATCCTTCTTGCCCTCAATCTTGCGCTTTTCTTCCTCGATAAGATCTTTCAT